TGCTGAGTCTCGATTGACGCGAACAACCTGGAAGGTGTTTCCGGGGTTGTCGCTCATCTGAACCCTCATGCCTATTTCGGGCACGATTGCCGGCTTGATGGATTTGGCGATGATGAGGATCTTTCGATCCTCCTTCAGGACAAGCTCGTTGTCTACTTCGTTGTCCCGGTAGTACTGGATGATGCCCTTGAAGGAATGGGCAGTCGTTGAACCACCAACAGGGCCAGCGGTTGGGTCGTTTGCATTTCTTACTCCATTAATATCCCGATAAAGGGTTCCCTTGAGAAGACCGGGAGAGAGTTCCCGGTGAATGATCTGGTCGATTGCGAGGCCGAAGAGTTTGGGCATCAGTAGACCTCACCTTCAGGATCATTGTCAAACACCGAAGTGAACTCGCCTTGGAAAGTACCTGAGTCCTGCGAAAGGATACCCACGCCGCTCAGAAGGTAGGGCTTGAACCAGGCGTAGGCAGCTGTGGGCAACGGGGGTGCACCATCGAGCGTCGACCGGAAGAACCACACCTCAGCATCACCACCCTTAGCTCGCTGAACGTTCGAGCCGGACGAAGGCGAATTGGCCAGCTCGGGGTTTTCCACAAGGAGCAGTGCCAGTTCGTAGAATCCATTGTAGATGGCGATGGGGCTGTCGAGCGGCGGCGTCGGTGTAATGCCTTCGCCAATTCTCGGCCAGGCATTCGGCTGATTGGGTACCGCTACTTCACCGATCCATCGTAGCCGGTTCATGATACGGTTGGCGCTCACCAGCGTTCGACCCTGAAAGTCCTCGTCTGAAGCAAGCCAGGTAGTAGCGGACTCGGACGTGGAACCAGTGATGTAGATGAGTGCGTCATCCACGCTGGCAAGAACGTTGAAGTCCAATCCGTTGACGCTAACTGTAGCCATTGGTCAGTACCTCAGGTTGGAGCGATGGACTTGTTGAGCACAATCTTCCCCTTACACTGAAGTCGGGGGTCACCGGAAAGCCCTTGAGACCAGATATTATAGTAGTACGTCTTGCCCTCGAGAAGGTCTGTTAACTCTGCGTTGGGCACGGTGATATTGAAGGTGGCGGTTGGCGGGTCGATCAGAGTATAGTGGGAGTTGAACTCGACGAACGGCACTGCACCGGCATTCACGCCCACAGTAAGGAGAAGGCTGTAGTCAGCTGGATCAGTGAGCGTAGTACCGTCATTGTTCTTCGCCAACACCGTGAGCTCGATGGACTCACCTTTGAAGAAGTTGGTTATCAGGTCTTGGTCTTCCATTTGGTGACCCTCGTTAGAGCCCGATTAGGGTGTTGTTGGATGCACGTCCGATAAGCGCTGGCGGGGCATTGTTAGCACCGTATACTACAGGAATGCCGGAAAGTCGACCCGAGAGCGTGGCATTTTTAGCTGAACCTTGAACTGTAACGGGCAAGGTACCTAGTCGACCGATTACCGTAGCCGCTTCACCGTCGCCCTCAAGCACGTCAGGCGTAGGCAGGAAGATAATGCGGCCGAAAGCAAGTAGACTATCATTGCCTTCTGTAACTACAACGGAAGCCCCAAGAGCAAACTCGCCGATGGCAATAACTGTGTCGCCGGCCTCTAGCAGGAGGGCATCTACGTTGATCTCTACGCGCGCTTCAGCTTGAACAACGTCGCCCAATTCCACAATGGAGAGCGAAGCGTTGACGGCCAGTCGAGCATCGGTGGAGATTACGTCGGCGGCTTCAGTAATGGTGGTCGAAGCGGAGATCGAAACGGAGGCGGTCGAGGTAATACTGTCGGCAGCTTCGGTTAGGCCAACGTTGGCCGTTACGGCTAGTGTGGCAGTCGAGGCAAAGCTATCGGCGCCTTCCGTAAGGGCGGCGTCAGCAGCTATCGGGGAAGCGCTCAGCGAAGCTGTGGACGAAACGACGTCTGGCTGCTCAACGCCGCCCAGTGTGGCGATGATCGCCAACGATACAGCCGAGGTTAGTGTATCGGCGGTTTCCGTTAGGGTAGCGCTTGCAAGAATACTTAGTGTGGCCGAAGCAGAGATGCTGTCGCTGCCCTCGGTGATGGCGAGAGAAGATACTATAGCAACGGCAGCGGAACTCGAGAGCGTATCCGCAGCTTCCGATATTGAAGCGGAAGCTCGAAGGTCAAGAGTAGCTGAGGTGACAATCGTATCCGCAGCTTCTGTCATCGCAGCGGATGAGAGTATTGTCAGGGTTGCGTCGGCGAATATAGAGTCGCTGTCTTCAGTTACTGACAGATCGGCGAGGATCGGAAGACCCAACGCCGATTGGCTTTCAAGAGTGTCAGGCTCTTCAACGGCGGCGCCATCAGCTACAACTGGCGCACCAGGCTCCAAAGCCGGAGCGGCGATTGGCCCTTTTCCACGAAGGTGATAGCCATCGCCGCCAAGAAGCCAAGCTTCGATATTCTCCTGGGGTCTCTCAGTAACGAGGTAGTACTCGTTGGGGTTAGCTGGTCTGAGAGTGCCCAGGATGGACATGAACTATGCCCCGATCAAAGTCTGGTCGGTTGTACCATAGATGCTGGGAGCTCCAGCTTTGTAGAACACGATGAAGTGGGTATCCGGCGAGTACCAGGACTGAAGAAGAAAGTCCCCATTAGCGTCGGAAACTATGTCCATGATGAACAGTCTGTCAGCAGTCCGGAACAGCGAGCACGTAACACCACCGATGGGCGTACCATAGGCATCTCGAGTGGTACCCACGAAGCCCACACGGGAGGCATTACCCCAAGCTAGTCGAGCCATCGGGCGGCTATACACCGCCTCTTGAAGACCAACATCCGCACCTTGATCACCGATGAACCCGCGGCCACCTGGCCAGAAGGCAGTGGAGTATCCACCTGGGTAAGCCGTGGGCAAATCCCGATCTACGATCCGGTCGCGCTCACGCCGGATCACGCCGTAGGTGGGAACTAGCCGACGATCCTTTCGCTGAAGAATGAACTGCGGCAGTGCACCCCCGACAAGCTGGCTCATCAGAAGTACCCCTCCGGTCGCGCCTTGGCGTCGCCGTACTCCGCGGGCACGAGCAGTGTCCCACGGTCCTTGGCGTTCGCCTTGACGCAGTCAGTTGCCTGTTCAAGGATTTTCAGAAACAGTTCCTTGTCGCCAAACGGGCCGTCCATGCCCATGGTCCCGTCGAAGTTGACCACAATCTTGACTGTGGCGAAGTAGCGGGGCGCATTCTCCGCGTCCCGCTGCATCTTCAGGAAACGATCCTCGTCTACACTCATGATTAGGCATCCAAGACTGCGTTGATATCCATGGCGACTGCGGTGGTGATGTTCCACGAAACGAGGGAACTCGAAACCGGAATGATGAAGCCACGCGGGAAGGTCCAGATCACGCCGACGCCAATTGTGGCCGCCGAGTTCCAGCGACGGTGGAAGACAGTGGGGGCAGTGGGTTGCGCAGACCAGGTAATGTGGCCGTTGACCACCGCCGGTGCATCCGCTGGGTCATCCTGCTGGAACAACACCGGACCAGTGGGAGTACCCGCGGTGGCGGGACGTCCAAGGCCGATCGACTGGGCAGTACCAGTGACTTGGATCAGGCCAAACTCGAGCAGCGCGGCACGAACGGTAGCCGGAGTATAGATGCCGAAGTTGGCGTTGGCGACGGTGACGCCGGAAGTTCTTGCGCCTTGTGACTGAATAGCCATTCGTGTTTCCTTTACGTGTTGGCTGCAGTGATAGTGAAGGTGTTGACCGTGAAGGCCTGGCCAGCGGTGAAGTTCGTGCTGTCGCCAATCATGTCAGCACCCGACGTACCATAGGTACCCTGCATGTGGCAGATAGCACCGGTGCTATCGTAGATACGCCAGTGAGCTGCAGTACCCGAGTTGTTGGCCGTCAAGTCTTGCCAAGTACCGGACTTAGCTTTGCTCCCGCCAGAAGCAGCGGCCATCCAGTCGGACGGCAGCGTCAGTTCAGCAAGAATTGTACCCGAGTCAGCCGCAGCACAGTTAGCCGGCGGTGCACCAGTTCGGATACGAAGAATAGCCGCTGTGCCAATCGCAGTTTCGATGGCATCCAGCCGCGCGTTGTTCACAACGGTGGAGTATTGAAGTGCCACGTTACTTCCTTTCTATTTATCCTCGAGGTCTTCGTTGATGTTGGCCACAGCGCCCTCGATGGTATCGCTGTCGGGTTGGCCATCCTCTTCACCAAAGGACCCACCCTGTTCAAGAACGGGCTGGCCATTCTCATCAAGGATAGGGTCACCGTTTTCGTCAAGCATCGGCTTACCACCGCCGAGTACCTGATCATCGGGCAGCGTTTCGGGTGTAGTACGGGGCAGGTTAAGCACGTCACGGATCGCGTTGACGACCGGGTCCTCGGGAGTGATGACGGCACCGGCGCGAGCCATGTCGAGAATAGCCGAGGTAATCTGCTCGGGGTTACGGAACCGAATGGGCTCAGGCTCCGTAATGGGCATCATCTCAATCGGCCAGCCGTTCAGTACCCACAGGACGGGCAGGATGTCCTTCTGAACGGATTCCGCGATTTCCTTCAGCGAGCTCTCGACGATGAGCGCGAAGTTGTGCGACTTGTCCGTAGACAGCGCCATGGAGCCTTTACCGTCACCGCCGATCAGCAGGTGTTCGGTACCCATCATCCGAGCCATCTCGAGGTTGATGCGCTCAATGGCCGCGGCGTTCTCCATCAGCGACGTAGGTGAACCACGAAGCAGTTCGATATTCCACTGAAGGTTCGGCGAGGGTGTGGCGGCGTCATCCTTTGCTGAGTAGGTGGCGCTGTCGAGCAGCATACCCAGCCTAGGCGATTTCACATGTGCCTTGAGGAAACGCATGACCGGCGCCAGGTACCGGTCGTAGGTGGCCTGGTCGATATCGCCGTTCTCGAGTTTCCGGTTCATCTCGGCCAGTGGTGCACGACCAATGGGTACACCCCGAAGGTCAGACTCAAAGCCGTAGCCCTCGAGCTGCTCATAACGCTCAAGCCGACGAGCCGGGTAAACCAGATGACGGAACAGACCAACACCTTCGGGGTTGTCGTTCAAGCTGTCGTCCACGACATAGAGTAGCTTCCAACGAGGAATGTAGGTCTCGACGCCGGTGTTTGGATCGGTTTGGTATGCACCAACCATCCGACCCTTGTCGTCAATCTCCCACTTCTCGATGGTGCGTTGAGGGCGGACAGCGATATCGAAGAAGCCGTAGTTCCCGTCCTCACGCTGCTTCGCCGTCCACTCGTGGATGCTGTAGCCGTAGAAGCGGAACATCGCTGCACGACGAACAACCCTGTGGAAGGGGGTCATCATGTCGTTCATGATCTCATTCACGAGGTCGGCATAGAAGCTGTCCTTGTCATCCTCAGCGGGAGTAAATCTCCAACCGGCCTTGGTGACAAGGTTTAGATAATATCGAACCGAAGCCGCAACGACGGACGTGTTGAGCAGCAGGTTGGAGAAGGTGCGATACTTCTCGGAACCTACTAGTGAGGAGTCTTTCTCTTCCTCAACCAAATAGCCGCCGGTATGCTTAGTACCGGCGACGCCAATCTCGATTACGGAGCCCGCTTCGGGGATTTCCTCAGTAAGCTTGGGCAAGGTCGAAGTCATCAACTAGCTCCTCTGGGTCCACAGCCTGCGGCGGAGCAGACTCCTGTTGACGGTTTTCCATTCCGATCAGCTCACCGAATGCACGGGAGGCCGCATCGACCTGGTCTTTGATTGATGCCATAGGGAAGTTCGAGATCTCATCAAGGAACGCTGAGTTCCACTGGCCTCTCACGATGAAGACGTTCCCCGCTTCGGCTTGGGCACTGAGGCCCGTTGCGCGAACTTCTTTGTTTCCGGATTCAACTGAGTACCGGACGTCATAGCCTTTAAGGAGCTTGACAAACCGCTTAACTTGAACCTTGCCCGCTTGACCGGGGTCTTGAGGTAGCGATATACGAACACCGTATCCGTCTTCCTGCGCACAGCCCAAAAGTTCTTCGTCAACCTGGAGTTCACTCCACCTGCCGCGGCGAACGTCCATGATGTAGTACTGCTCATTAACCATCTTCATCAGCAGCCCAGCGGTGTAGGCAGTACCGGATCGAGCCTTCGCTGCTTCAGTTGCTGCAAGGTCCCATGCACGAACGATCTTACCGCCGATGGGTGCACGATCAACCTTCTGGAACCAGTCTCGATGGAACATACCACCGCCGCGAGGCGTAGGACGCTGCTGGAATTGACCAGCCGTTGCGTAAGCGCCCATAACTTTCTTGTCTCGTTCGAGCACTGCAGGTGTAAATCGCTCCGGCCACAGCAGCTCTCCGTCTTCGGTTCTGGGGTCCTTGAAGCCAATGCTAGTGTAGCACCGACGCTCAGGTTCAAACTCCATCGGTAGAATCAGGTGCTCATAGCCAAGATCATTGGCGATGATATGGCCGGACACATCGTCCTGGTGAACTCGCTGCATGATGACGACGATGGCCGACTTTTCAGGGTCGCTCATACGAGTGGGAAGCACTTCCGTAAACCACGAAACCGCCTCTTCCCGGTAGGCATCGGACTCACCGTCCTTCACGTTATGCGGGTCGTCAACGATGATCCGGTCGCCTCGTTCACCGGTACCAACACCACGAACGGACGTAGCAAGCTTGAAACCCTTCTTATCATTCTCGAACTTGATCTTCGAGTCCTGATCGGAAACGATCTTGAAGCGATCACCCCACAGTTCCTGATACCACCGATCCCGAATGAGGCTTCGCGCGCGGCGGTTGTCACGAACGGTCAGGGTTTCCGAGTAGGCACCAGACACATAGCGATGACCTGGTCGGTTCTTCGGTCCCCACTCCCACGCTGGCCAGAAGACGTTGGTAGTCAGCGATTTCATGAAGCCGGGCGGAACATTGATGAGCAGTCGGTTGATGTGACCATCCGTTACTGCCTCAAGGTGATCGCAGATAGCGTCGATGTGCCAGCCACTGCTAAACTTTCGGCCTGGTTCCACAACGTGCCAGGCGGCGTTGATGAAACCCTTGAGTGAACCCTCCGACTCGTATCGGTCTAACTCAGCTAGCGTCTTGAAAGGATCAGCTTCGGCCGACCGCTTTCTCAAGCGTAGCTCGGAGGGTATTTCTCTCGGCATCGTTCAGCTTGCTAAAGTCGAAGACCGTCTCGTTCTGAATGGGGTTCCCGTCGGGTCCGCTGAGTTCGAGCTTCGAGCGATCCTCCTGACCGAGATAAATCTTGCCGAGGTGGATTGCCATCGGCGCGCTGTAGCTTGCCAACGCGAATTGCTTGCGGCGAAGTCCGATCTTGCCAAGCCCCTGACCGGCTTCATATGCGGCAGCAACGGCGGGGTCCTTCTTTAGCAGACGCTTCCAGGACTCCACAGAAATACCGAAGTAAGCCGCGATTTCCTCATGGGAAGGATGCAGCTGCATGAGCTTCTTCAGCTCGGAGATCGGTACTCGTTTTTTCGCGTGTTTTGCCATGCCAGAAATATGGCTAAAATTTCGTTTGAAGTCAACCCGGTATCGAAAGGGGTAGTTTCGACCATTGTTCAGGGGCAATGTAGACGTTGCACTGGCAATAACTCATTGATATCATTATCTATCTACCACAGCGAGGATGTGAAATGGCCAAAACGAACACCAAGCGTTCCCGGGGGATTAATGGCGATGACCCCATCCCGTCGTCGCCTTCACGTCCGCCGATAGCCAACATATGGCTCAAGTTCGGCGAGGGTCTTGATCGAATGCAGATCCATGGATTCTGCACTCGATGGGCCACGTATGAAGCGCTACTCATCGCCATCAACGACCGTGAGTATAAGCTTGTTGACAAGGACATGGGTTGGTATGAAACCGAGGACGAGCTGCTTCGCTTTCGGCTGATGGGCGATGTTGAGGATCTGCTCGAAGAACAACCGCGGCGCGATTGGGTTCCGCCCGAGCCGATGCTTTCTCAGCTTCGCCAAGCGGCGGGCCTCGTGAAAACACCCGACACGCCACACAAGCCGCTTGACAACGAGGTTCGTGAAAGGAACCGAACTCGAACGAAGACACGCGCGCCCGTATCGCGCGATGGTCTCGTGAGCATCGGCGATATCTGTGACGAGCTCGGCATGAACCCGCGTGACGCGCGCAAGATACTTCGGAACAAGGTTGAAAAACCCGACGCCGGCTGGGCGTGGACTCCCAAGGAAGCTGAAGCAATCAAGAAGATCCTGAAAGCATGAGACCACTTCCAGACATATGCAGGCACGGTCAAACTGCCTTCGAGCGCAAGATGCTGCTCTACTTCCATGCGAAGTCCACAATGAAGTTCGAGCTTCGGTACCCCGACGGCTCACTTTATGAGTTGTCGGATTTACCGCCGCTACAGGGCCTTGTTGAATTGATACCGCTGTGGGAAATCGGCAAGCGCATCTTTCTCTTCGAAAACCGAGTCGACCAACAGAAATCACTGGAGCATCTAGCCAATGTCGTCAAATCCTCAGCCCGAGTACGCAAAAGACGCAGTCGAAGACCTCGTAAGAAAAACGTCCCGAGAAGTAACCGAGGCCGCCGCTCGAAACAGCCAAGCTCTTGAGCTGATCGGCATACCGAACAACTACATGGGCTTTTTGACGGTTAGCATTGTCCACACCATACGAGCCATGATCAAGACTGAGGAGTTCAAGCAAAGTGACAAGGCAAAAGAAGCTCTTACACGAGGACTACATGAGATCACCGTTCAACTCATCGAGGATGGGGTTATTTGAATGTCTAACCTGGATAGTGCTGATCGTCTTCACCATCTCGGTGTGGGCGTTCGCAATCTACGGCTTCTTGCATTATGTGGGTTTCTATTCGGCTGCGGTCAATACTATGCCGAGCCAGTCGACTTTCGACTAGATCCCCAATACCACGTGGATACGACCGTTCAACCGAGCGGTCTACCCACCAACTGCGGATGGGATCGCGCGTATATCCGCGACGTGTCGGATGATGTTGTCCGATATAGCTACGGGTGCACCAATTATCGGTGACGCTCGCGCATCGTTGCACGACATGCAACAAGAGGCGTGAAAAGGGCGTAAAATTGGCGCCCGGGACACGCGCCTTCGCGTTTCGACGCATCATGACGCATCAAAACCCGGAACAATGCCCAGGCATCGAAAAATCGCGCCCTTTCGACGCGACATGACGCCCGCATATCCACGGACGTCACGTAGGCGCCCAGGCATCGTGACTGGCGTTTCCCATGCGTCATGATACGTTGAAATGAAGACGACGCCCAGGCATCGTTATTTTTGACCGTCATCATAAACCAAGCGGGCGTCCTCATCCGCGACGAGAACGCACCCCTTGATACGGTCGAAGACGTACTTACCGCAGTTAGGGCAGTACGACGGGTATCGGTGATTAGGCCAACATAGCAGCATGCCGCAACAGGGCATGTCGAACAGCCGAAAGGCTACTCGTTCAGTTGTCCTCATCCCACAAGTCCTTGCTAGCGTAGCCGATGTAGGAGCCCTCAAGGAAGTAGATGATGTGCTCGTTGAGCTCAGTCAGCTCCTCGAGTTTCGTCTGTGCCTCGTACCGTTCCTCAGCGTTACCCTCACCGCCGTTGAGAAACTCGGTAATTTCGCTCATCTCCCTTTCGTTGGGGTTCACAAGCTTCATACCACCGAAGTTGTATTCATGCGGGTAACTCGGCTGATGAGCAAGTCGTATCTGCGCTTCACCGTGACCGGCCGCAGAAAGGTTGCTCAAGTCTTCAATGAGTTGGTCAAGTGTCATCGCGTGGTCCTCGTGAGAACAAGCCGAAACCCAAGTCGGCGAAGGAGGGGAAAGAGTGTCGAGTGACGGGGCCACAATGTGCGGCCGCTTCGTATCGCGTAGAGAGTCGACGTTGATTTGCCGATCCACAGGGCGATGCTTTCGAGCCCGTCTTTATCATAGCTGTAGAGCTCATCGCGCACGGTTTGCATGATCTCCGCACGGGAATCTTCGTCAATGTCGCCATTGGCCGAGAGTTGAATGACGTTAGCTGTTGCGGTCATCGGGTATAGCCTTATATAGGGTTGCCACAAACCTGTGGAAAACTGAGTAACGATCACAGAGAAACGGCCCGCCCTGATCGAGCAGGTAGTAGACCTCACCGTACTTCCAACGGTTCTTGACGAACCATTCGCAAAGCTCGGTGAGTAGTCGATTGCTCAATGCCCATTCGCCGGTCATTTCGCTGGCGTTATGGTAGCTGATGCTGTCGAGTACACGCACAGCATGCTCGATCTGCTCGCGCGGGCGGTCGCGTAGTGGAAGAGCCTTGATATTGGCTATTCGCTGTTCGAAGCTCATCATCCTTTTACCTTTTCAAAGTGGCCATGATCATTACGCTTGTACTTCTGACCCCGACCGGTGCCCAGCTGCCCATCCGTGTGAGAATGAAAGCAGGTGAAGCACATGTTCGCCCACACACCGGATGATGTGCGGGCGTCATAGAACTTATCGGAGATGGGACGTGAGCAAAGGTTACACGTCTTGGGCGGGTTGATGTAGACGATTGTCATGGGCCATTTCCATTCGTGTGTCGCAAGACATCTTACGATGGAAATGACCCACCCCGCAACAACTATTCGACCCCAAGTACCTTGAGGAAGTCGGCGATTTCTCGATCCGTCATGCCCAGCTCTTTGGCATGAGGTTCAAGATGACCCCGAAGAATCGACGGATCGCGCGAGCTAGCCAGAGACCGCAGAAGCACCAGCTCCATCCGGCTCATATTGTAGGCCTCCTTGGAATAGTCGACCCAGGCCTCATACGCGAGCGGATACAACACAGACACCATTTGTTCCATGGCGTCGGCATACTGCCGAATTTCTAGCTGGGCGTGGGGGTCCGTCCGAAGCTTCAGGAAATGAAGCAGGTTGTGCAGGTCGATCTTCCAGTAAACCTCGGTGTAGGTGCTGAGCGGCAGGTGAATCCTCGCCAGCTCACGAGCTACGCCAACCTCTTCGCTCACGAGGGTGTTGTAGATCTCGAATGCGTCGGCTGCTGTATCGTCCCAAGCGAACTTCATCATTTCGTCCAGGGTCATACGACCATCGCTGCCCTGCTTGTTCGACTTGGACTGAACTCTCACCTCATTGGGAATGTAGAACTCGTTCTTCATCACGGAGTACCGGCCGGAGTACTCATTGATGTTGGCCGTCCGGTGACGGATCCACTGGCGAGCTACAAAGATGGGCATCTTGATATAGAACTTCAGCTCACACATTTCGAAGGGCGTAGTGTGCTTGTTCCGGTACAGGTACCGAATG